TTGCTCTGGGTTTTGGTAAACGCACTACGGGGCGTATCACCGCCCACGCCGGTAGGAGCAGTGCCGAGATTGATCGTCTGCTTGGCCATTAAAAAATCCTGATTTTGAGTGAGTAATTGCGCGCGCTCACGCGTTCATCTTGGCAAACACAGCCGGGAGGAAAAGCGCGAACGGGTTGGAAGCCGCAACGGTGATGGCGTAGAGCTTGCTGTTGGGGAAGTCCCACCAGCAGTACAGGTTTCTGGGGATGGCACTGCCCGAGGTCATGGGCATACCGAAAGTGTTTAGCAGCATGAATTCGTTCTGCGGGAAGTCGAACGGCACCGAATAGTAGATGCGGGTGAGCCCCTGTGAATCGAGGTCATTGGCCTCATAGGTCCAGTTCTGGAACGCCCGGGTGAAAGACGCGTTTGGCGTACCGGAATCGAACAAAAGCTTCCCAGATCCATCCCACAACCGCATTCCATACTGCGCGACAGGCTGCGCAGCGAATGCCGCCACGAAGTAGCGACCGTTCGGCTGGGCGGTGTTCGCGTTGTAGGCGCGGACATAAAAGCCCGTCCAGTTCCCAGCTGAACCTATCAGGCGCATCTGGCACAGCCCGGCCACAGCATTGACAGTATCAGGCCGAACGAACACCAGCGGAGGCTCCTGAGAGGTCACCGGCCGAGCAAAGTACGTCGTAGATCCAAGCCCGCCCTCTTCCGTCGGCGCAAACCGTCCCGAGGCAATCACCATCAAGCGAGCAAACTCGGAATCAAGCGTTACCACGTTGCTGTTGTTGATAAATTGAACGCCATATCCCATCAGCTCCACCTCATCACAATCAACCGCATGGTTCCGGAGGACGTCATGCTCGCAGCATAAGTGCGCGTGTGGTTGTACACGCGCGCCACACCATCAAGCATTTCCGTCTCAAACTGCATCTGGCCACTTCCGTAGGCCCCATTGGGAACCACAAACGCGGTTCCATTGCCGGGGCCTACGCCAGGCACTGCAAAGTCCTGGCTTCCCTTGGAGGCACCCAATGCAAACGTCACCAGCGTCGAAAGCACCACGCGGATGGTGAACGAGTTTTCGTCGATCTGTAGGGCGCCATCGGCACCCCAGATCCTCATTCCATAGTTACTCATGCGGCCAGGTTCCCCCATTGGTAACGCTTGACGCCGTTCTCATCGAACACTTTGCCGCCATTGTTGTTGATGGTCTGGCGGGCGCCTCCGCCGAGCGGGCTGTTGAGCTCAAAGTTTCCGGCCTTGTCGATGCGCCAGCCCTGGACACCAGGGATGTAGTTATCGGACTGGATGAATGAACCGATCTTCGCATTGGTAATCGAAGCGTCAGCCACGAAGAGTGAACTGATAAACGTTTGCCCGTTCTGGACTACGAAGGGTGCGCTTGGACTTCCACCCAGGCCGTTCACGACAGCGAACCGATCAGCGCTGACTAGGAACTGGCTTTGCAGTCCCGCCGGGCCGTTCTCGATACCGAGCCCTATACCTGCTGCGATGTAACGACCGCTTGAGTCGATCTGCATTTTCACAGACCACATGGTCGACGCCTTTCCGTCGAGGGCAACTTGCGCCTGGCTGACCTGCTGGATGATGGCGCTGTTCTTGCCCATCTCGACTTGAACAGTATCGACGAGTTTGCCGGTCGCCACGTCGCCTTCGATCACCGCAGACTGTAATGACCAGACGCCGACGAAGGCTTGTGTCGAGCCCGCGAACCCTTCGGTTTCACCCGCCAAGGGCGGATTGACCTGTGCAAATACCCCATCAACCTTTTCCGATATCGCATCCACTTCACCGGACACGACCTGAATTCGGTTGTTGACCGAGCCAGGCAGATCGGCCGGGCCATCAATAAGATTGATACGATCGCCAAGGTGTTTACCCAGCGCGGACTCGCCGATCTGGCCTGAGAAATATTTCTCGTATTCGGTCTGATCCGAACTGGCTTGGCCGTTGACGCCAAGGCCCACCGGATACCACGACCCGATGTTGCCGATTCGATCCACAAGCCGAGCCCAAAAGAAGAAGCTGGCACCGGCCAGAATGTTCTGCATCTCGTGCGATGCCTGGGGATAGGCAAAGTCACCGAGCTTGATCGCGTCGTCTTGAGAGGTCGTCTTGCTGTACCAGACTTCTGTTCGCTGGGTGTCCTCTGCGCCTGGTGGAAAACCCCACGCCAATCTGATGCCATAGACAAGGCTTGTGGCTGTCAGGAACGACACCGCCGGCGGCAGCCCCTGCTTTCCACTGAGGTTGGTCAGGATCGAGTTGCGCCATTGAGACGAGATGTCGAAGGCACTCACCGCGCGGACCCGCGCCACGTAGGCACCGGCGTAGATGCCGACCACGTCCACGTTGGTCATGCCAGTGCGTTGCAGCTTGATCCAGTTGCCGCTGTCCTTGCGCCATTCCACGTCATAGCCGACTGCGCCATCCACGGCGGGCCAGCTGATAGTCATCGTGGCCACCGCCAACCCCTGCACCACCGACGACGTCGATGTGAGGCTCACGCTCGCCGGCGCCGGTACGACGGTGATCGGAATCACGCTGATCGGCCGCTCTTCCAGGCGCGCGCCGGTATCGATGTGCGCGAATTTGCTCGGCTCGAACTGCAGCGCGCTGATCTCGAAGTCGCCCTCGGTGGTGCGCTTGGTGCGCAGCACGCGGTACAGCGGGATCGCCAGATCATCGGCATCAAGCGCCCATTGCAATTGCGCGACCGGTGGCTCGCTGTAAGCAACGGTCACGGTCACGGCGCGGCCATTGACGCTCTGCACGGTGCGCCCTTCGGCGCGGCCGCCCGGCAGGTTGATGATCAACCGATCGCCCGCCTTGGCCTGGGTATCGCGATCAAGCGTGACCACGCGTCCAGCTGCTGACGAGATGCGTCCGCCGACCTCCCGGCCCGCCAGCAGCGAGTCAGCTACCGGGATAATGTGGCCCGGCAGCGGAATCACGCCCTCCATGCCGGTCTTGAACGACACGGTGCGGTCTTGGTTGTTGCTCAAGATCGCCCATTTGCCGCGGCGCTGGGCCTCGGAGGCGCGGGTGCAGCCGATGGCGCTCAGCTCGGTGGGCCGGTCGCCGTAACGGCGCTGCAGATCCAAATCCGCGAACGGTATGACGTCGGTGTCGTAGTTGTTCGCCGGGTTGTCGTAGCTGACCAGTGCCCGGGTGTACCGGGTTTTCGCCGAGGCGCTGCCATACGAAAACTTGCCGTCGATAACGTTGGCCGGGGTGAAGACGTAGTCGAAGTCCTGCGCGCGCGGCATGTCGGCCTGCATCACCAGCTGGCCCTGAGCCCAGTAAGTCATGCCCCGGTAAATCGCCGAGATATCGCGCAGCAGCGACCAGGCGTCGGCCTTGCCCTGCAGGTTCATGTCACAGAGGAAGCGTGGTTCCTGTCCGCCCAGACCGTTCGGCACCAGTTGGTCGCAGTATTGGGCGATGCGGTACAGCTCCCACTTGTCGACCATGAACGGCTTGATGCGCTTGCCCAGGCCGAAACGGTCTTCGGTGCAGATGCCGTAGGTGATCCACGCCGGGTTATTGGTCCATGCCGATTTCATCGAGCCGTCCCACGTCCCGGTGTAGGTGCGCAGGATCGGGTCGTAGTTGCTCGGCACCATCCAGCGACGGGCCTTGCACTTCACGGTCACCGCCGGAATGTTGGTGAACTGCTCGGCGTCGAACTCGATGTAGAGCAGCGCGGTGTTTGGGTACCGCAGCTTGGCGTCGATCACTTCGGTATAGCCGGCCACCAGCATGGTGTCGGCGACCTTGTTGCTGTTCTGGTTCGGCGTCAGGCGGCGCACGCGGATCTGCCAGCCCGTGTTTGCGGTCGGCAGATCGATACGGCGGGAGCGTTCGTAGCGTGTGGTGGTCTTGCCGTCGACGGCGTCCACCAGCACCTGCTGATAAGCGCCGCCGTCGGTGGCCACGTCGATGGCGTACTCGATCCGGTAGCCGCCGACGTTGCCTTGGTCATCGGAGCGTTGCAGCGCCGGCCACGCCAAACGCATGCGCACGGCGGAAAGCTGGGTGTTGGTGATCGAGCGCACCCACGGCGAATCGCTGCGCAGCTCAATGTTCAGCGAGGTCTCGTTCTCCACGGACGGGATGCCGGGGATGTACGTCTGATCCACAGAGCCCGGGCGCCAGTCCCACTTCACGTTCGGGAAGTTGTAGTTGCCGCTGGCATCGCGGATCGGCGTGTTGTCCAGGTAGATGTCGTAGTCTGTCGGAACGCTGTCGAACTCCCCCTCGCCCACGGCGATCAGCAATTTCGCAAGGTTGGTCGAGCGCAGGCTATCGCTGGCTTCGACCGGCGACTTCGGCTTGCTGCTGCCGCCCTTCTCGCCGTGGATC